TTAGGGTCAATCAAACTGTTTCTCCTATAAGGACAGTTAAGTTAATAGTAGTGTACCCTCTTAGTATAACATAAATGCATAAGAAAGTCAAGCTTTATTTGTATTTTTACTTGACTTCTTAGTAGTTTTGTTGTATATGGCATCCCAGTTAGCTGCAAACTTCTTTGAGTCTGTCTTGCGCTGGGTGCTTCCTTTGCCACCGTGGGTCTGACCTTTCATTTCTTAACTGGCTTCTTCTTCTTCTTAGGCGGTCTTCCAACCTTTGTTCCGTATGTACCTGTACCTTTTGGCATGTCATTTCCTCTTGGATTTAGCGCCAGAACATTTCCAACGCTTTCTTGATAAGTTGTTAGGTGTGTTAGGGTCGTTCTGCTTCTTCTTAGACAGACGCTTTTTAATCCCAAGACTACGAGCGCAATAGCTATCGCCCTTAGATGTACCAGGTTTTACTCTAGGGCCACCACCTTTAGCCTCCCCTGCTTGTCCGTAACTAACTCTCTTTCCCGTAGAAGTTACTTTAACTCTTGCTTTTCCTGCTCTTGGCTTTCCCATTCTCTGCTCCTGTATTATCAGCTATTTGTTTCTCAAGCTGTACAATCTTCTTAAATAGTTCCTCAAACTTTACATTTACTTGAGCTACTACGTTCTCTAAATCCCTGGTGCTTACCATTACTGTAGTCCTTGTGGTTGTAAAGGAGCTGCCTGACTAGCAACATTGCCCTCTTTTACTGCTACTTCTCTTTCTTTAATCAACTGCTCTGAAATCTTTAGACGCTTCTGGAACTCTTTGTCATCTGCGTCGCCAGCTTGGAGATTATTAGTAGCCGCTTTGATTCGATCAATCTCAAGTTCCTGCGGAATAGCTTGTGCTTCCACTCCCAGCTTCTGCGCTCTAGCTTGTGACTCTTGCGCCTGTCCTTGTAGTGCAGCAGTCTGTGATGCTTGGAATGCCAACTGAGCTTGCTGTGCTGCCTGTGCTGCCTGCTGTGCTTCTGGGTTAGGCTGGTTAGCTTGCTCAAGCGTAGCAATCAACTCTTCACGATTAGACAGGTTCATGTTGTCAATGATAGATGTTACCAGCTTAGGATACATAGGCTGATCAGGTGACATAGTTTGCAGCAACTGCACAAGCTGTGTAACTTCGTACTCACGAGCAATGATGCCTAGCGAGCTAGAGGTGTGGAACTTGTAATCAGCTACTGGGTATAGCTCAGGCTCAAACTGCATGTAACGGTAAGCAGCCTTCTGTACGAATGGAATCAAGAAAGAGTCTTGGAAGTTGATCAGGGTACGCTTGTGTCGCTTGATGATAGCACCTAGTGACATAGAGACACCAGCAGCAGTAGACTCACCATTGATAGAACCAGCAATGCCTGCTGAGTCAATAGCACCTGTGGCAGTTTGCACCATGGTCTGTAGAGACTGTGCCTGTGCAAATGTAATCTGACTTACGTTACCAAAGTTAAAGGGCTGTAGAATCTCAGCAGGGTTACCATTGGTTAAGATGGTCTTTCCTGGCTGTATGCTTGGTTTAGCGCCTCTAGGCATACGAGAAGCGTCCATAGCCATCATTGGGTGGATGGTTAGGGCAAGAGCGTCGATTCTAGCGCGTAGTTCTGTGTCTAACGCCTTTTGGCTGTTATACCCTTTCTCACATACTCCTCTGCCCCAGAAACGGCTAGGAACGACATCCCAAGGGAATGCGACAACAGGACGATCCTGCATCATGTATGGGTTCTTCTCAGCCTTGAGTAGAATACCACCGTTAGCAATAACAACCATTGCCTCAACGTAGTAGGTTTCTTCTTCTTCGCTGTCAAACTCTACTACCTCTTCCTCTGCATCGTCATCTGCCATAGCTTCTTTGAGCAAGTGCGTAGGAACAAGGCCGTAGTATTTAGTCAGTCTAATCTTGTCTTCTGAAAAGCTAGTAAGGTCTTGGTCAGGCTCTAGGTTAAAATCGCTAGTGGCTTCTGTAAGCTGTACGTCACGATACACACCCTTCTCTTGTAGCTGCTCAACCAAGTGACTAGACACATACTCGTCTACAGCACAGCCCAGTGCAGAGTCAATGTCTGTTGCTACTGGGTCAATCAGGAAGTTCTGTGGCATGACAGGACGCAGCTTAACACAAGTGCGATCCTTGATAGTAACACCTACTGCTTGTAGCTCACCGCCCATAACAGGCTGTGTAGCAGGAGCCATTTCTTTTTCTTCTTCTATAACAACTTCTGCAATACCTGTACCAAACACTGCTGCGTTAATTAGACACTCAGCTACGTTCTTACGGACTCTGTTCTTTGCAAAGTCTTCTTCCAAGTAACCACGCAAGGCTGCAATGTCGGCAGGGTTCTGATCTCTGACATCATCTTTAATGTCAAACCACTTACCACGACCAAAGGTAGCTTCCTCTAGTTCTGCAACTGAGGACTCCACAGCCTGCTGTAGCGCAGGAGATATAATCTTAGATCGCTCTGACTGACGAGTCTGATCTTGTGCTGACCAGTGACCACGCCACAGGCGGTAGTATTCTTCAAATTTGTCGGAGTAGTTGGCTTCGTAATGATCTCGCCAGTTGTCACACTTGTCCATTACCCAGCCTTCAATGTCCTGCTCCAGGGTAAAGTTGTCTGCGCCTTCTAGTTCCATAGTTAGTAACCTGCGTATTTATCTAAGAATTCGTAGTCCTCATCTTCATAGTCATAAGCATACGAGACTTTGGCTAACTGGTCTATGTACGCTAAGGAGTCTATCAAGTCATCATGGACTAATGGATTAGGGAACTGAAACAACTCGTCTAGGAACTGAGTATTCCACTTACCCTTGTTTAATGTAATGTTGCCGTGTTCAAAGCGTCCTTGCAACGCCCACACGATTCTGTCTGTCTTCTTCTTGTTACCGTGGGTTAGTTCTTCTATGCGGAAGAAACGCTGGTTGCTTTTCATCTGGTCGTTCAAGTAAGGGGCAACAGCGTTCTTTAACGCTCCCTTTTCAATTCCAACCGCAACTGGTTGATAGTCTCGTACCGCTTGGAAGATACGTCTGGCGGTCTCTTCAACGCCCCAGCGCCCATGTATGATATTACTAACCCACCAACCAGAAGGCCCAGCCTTAACCACAGCAATGCTTGTCTGATCAAGTCTTTTAGTTTTGGTAGTGACTTTTTGAACGTCTGCAAATCCAGCCAAATCCACGGCAATATAATACTCACCGTCAGAAGGCTCTTCCTCGCTAAACTTAACATCATCTTCTTTAAAGAGTTCACTACCGTGGGCCTCAAAGCTTGCCATAAACTCCTGTCGGAAAGAGAAGGCTGACATACTCTTCTCAGCAGCTTCAATCTCTTTAGGGTCTAGCAACGGGTTGTCAAAGCTAGTGTAGTGATAACCTTTAAACGAGTCATCTTCAGATACACTAGCGTATTGGTATAAGTCATAGAAGTGGTTGCGTCCCATTGGCGTACCAATGAACATCGCAGAACCCTTCTGATCCGCAAGAGCAGGGCGTAGGATTTGCTCCCACACCTCTGGCTTCATGTCAGCGTATTCGTCCATAACCAAGAACTTCAAGCTAACACCACGCATAGTCTCAGGTCTATCAGCACCCTTCAGCGTCAGCAACGCACCGTTGATAAACTTAATCTGTAGGTTGTTGACATGGCTTGACGCTATAACACTATGGCCTAGCTCCAGCAACATCTGCCACATAATGTCCCTAGCCTGTCCCTGTGTAGGGGCAACGTAGAACACCTGACCTTTCGTGGCTGACAAGCAGTTGAGTATTAGCGACCACGCAGCTAACCTACTCTTACCTGTACGTCTACCTGCCGCTATCACTTTAAAGCGTGTAGGGTCGTTGTAGACCTCTTGCTGCCACGGTAACAGCTCAACCTTTAAATCAGTCAATGGTTACTTCCGCTTCAGTCTTGATAACAACCCTAGCACCACAGGACAACACAGGCTTGTCGTTGCCACCGTAGATAACTGTGCTAGGCCCGTGTATCTGTACTGAGTGACCATAAGTATTCTTCTTACCTTCTTTAACAGTCAACACAGGCTCGTTAGCATTGTTCTTCTTGTTAGAGCGTATGATGTGCTGATTGACATGGATATACTTGATAGTCATCAGTACGTCCACATTACAGGAGATTCATTACCGTCAAGGTCGCGGATGTCAACATGCACAAAGCTACTAGCAACTCCAATTCCTGAAAAGCCCATCGAGATAGCCTCTTGAACAATCCTAAACCGTTGTACACCGCTGTTGACTTTGATATCTGCTGCAATACCTTGGGCATGAGTTCCTGCTTTCTCCTTTTTTGCTTCAATGGGGTGGTCTTCAGAACGATAACCACTCGTGATAACAAAGGGGAACCCACAACGTGCGCGTAACAAATCTAACTTCAGCAACAGCCTGTCACTAATCTCATTCTCGCCAGTGTACTGACAAGCGAACTCTTCCCTAGTAAAATAGTCTAAGTCTTCATTGATGTTATACATCTGTGTATTCCCCTTCTATGGGTTCTTCATTACCGCTTATGACGGTGGTCTCGCCACCAACACCAGTAATGGAGATGTTAATGGCACTCTTGCCGCCACTAGCCTTATCCTTTTCAAAATAACTGACAGGTAATAACCTATCCATACAAATCTTCCAAGCCGCTGCTTGATTCTTATGCTCATCGTCTAACGCAGCATTCATTATAGAATCTAACACCTTCTTACTCTTAGGCGATGCTAACATTCTTGCTTTATACTCGTTGATGATGGCTGCATCACCTTTAGGTCTACCAACGCCTCTGCGCTGTCCCTTGGTAACACTCTGCACCTTCGCCTTCTTAGGTCTTCCTATCTTCTTCTTCTCAGTCATAGAATTGCCTCTATAGAGATACTATGTAGACTGTATAGTCGCTAACGCTTTATTGCTTTAAAGCACTAGAGACTTTAAAGCTTTAAAGCATTAAAGACATTGTAAGGCTAAGAATAATAATTATTTGATCTTAAATTCCTCTTTAACGTCTCTAATGCTTTAAAGCTTTAACGCTCTGTTGCTTTAAAGCGTTAAAGCTATATAACATTAACAACTTAAACACT